GCCCAACTTCTTAAGGAGCAATCTACAATGGCTGCCGGCGATGTCGAAGGTTTTGCCGCTGTTGCATTCCCAATCGTTCGCCGTGTATTCGGTCAACTCTTGGCACAGGACCTTGTTTCTGTCCAACCAATGAGCCTCCCATCAGGTCTCATTTTCTTCCTTGACTTCACCTTCTCTCCAGACGGTGGCATGGATAACAAGTATCGCCTAGCAAACGAAGGCGACACTTCTGTATATGGTGGTGGCCGAGTCGCCTCTCAGATTACAGGCGGTGTTGACCTTAGCGGCAACGGCGGTCAGCTTTCAGCTTATAGCTTGAACAACGGTTTTGCTAGCCCAACAGGTTCTGATTCTAGCAACAGCATTACTGCTGTTGGTTCTGGTACATTCGGTGATAGCGGCTCTATCCCAGGCGGCGATTTCTGGTCTTACCTACAAGGTGATCCAGCTTTCACATCTGGTTCTAGCGTCTACTACATTGCTACAATTGACAAGCCAACTGATCTCAACGAAGACAACCTCATAACTGCTGTTGTTCGCCGTGCTGATGTTCTATCTCGTCAGGGTGGTATCGTTGCTGATGGTGGCTTCCAAATTCGTCGCCTAACAAAGACTTCTGCTACTTCTGGTAAGTTGGACGTAGTTTTCGTAGGTACAGGTTCTGGTGCTGCCGCTGTTGGTGCCCTTAAGACCGCTGCTGAGCTATCAACAGAGACAACCTACGCACAAGAAGACGGCTTCACAGGTGGTGATGCTCTAGGTTCTATCGTCGGTACCTCTACTTGGGGTCTCGAAGCTACAGAAAACATTCCTGAGATCGACATCAAGGTTGACTCTGTTGCTGTAACAGCTTTGACCAAGAAGCTCAAGGCTAAGTGGTCTCCAGAGCTAGCTCAAGACTTGAATGCTTACCATAACCTCGACGCTGAAGTTGAGTTGACCAGCATCCTTTCTGAGCAAGTTGCTCTTGAGATCGACCAAGAAATCCTTGAAGATCTCGTCAAGGGTGCTACCGCTGGTACATTGTACTGGTCTCGCAGCCCAGGTAAGTTCTTGAACCGTGAAACAGGTTCTATCGTTTCTGGTACAAACTTCCCAGACTTCACAGGTACTGTCTCTGAATGGTACGAAACACTTCTTGAAACAGTCAACGAAGTAAGTGCTCGTATTCACCGTAAGACACTACGTGGTGGTGCTAACTTCCTCGTATGCTCTCCAGAAGTAGCAAACATCCTCGAATTCACCAGTGGTTTCCGTGCTGCTGCTGCCGTCGATGATGCTGCTGGCTCTTGGGGCGTCAAGCAGGTAGGCTCTATTAGCCGTAAGATGGACATTCATGTCGATCCTTACTTCACCCGCAACCTACTCCTAGTAGGACGTAAGGGCAGCAGCTTCCTAGAAAGCGGCTACGTATATGCTCCTTATGTCCCACTACAGGTCACACCAACCATCTTTGGACCAGAGGACTTCGTACCTCGTAAGGGTGTCATGACCCGCTACGCCAAGAAGATGGTACGTCCTGACATGTACGGTTTGGTTGTTGTCGCAGATCTAGTATCTGACGTAAGCTAATCACCCCCTAGGGAGTGAATAAACCTGAGAGAACCCCGTCCTAGTGGCGGGGTTTTCTTATTTACGGATAAATTACGGAACCAAAAAACTATTTATACAATAAGCGAGGGTCAATAATGCCTACAAATCTACAACCAGCAAGTACAGTAAGTGCTGTTGTTCTACCAGCAACAGGGGATACTGGTGAAGTTTTAAGTTCTTTATCCTATGGCATCTATACCACAGATGCTTTCATCAGCGGTGCTGCTGACCAAGTAGCATATACCTATAATAAGCTTGGCGGGAGAGTATTAGACTTAGAAATAACTCCAGCTATTGTATATAACGCCTATGAAGAAGCGTGTTTAGAGTATTCTTACCTAATCAACACCCATCAGGCTAAAAACGTTCTCTCCGACATGCTTGGTAATACAACGGGGTCTTTCGACGAGGATGGTGAGTTCACAGAGTATTCAGGCTCTGGCGGTCTTGATACTAAGCCTAACCTTAAGTTCCCACGCTTTCAGCTTGGTTATGCAACTCACGTCGGTCGTGGTGTCAGTCTTCACGCTGGTGTCGGGGCTTCTCAAACAATTTATTCAGCCTCTTTTGACGCCATAGAAGATGTACAGGATTACGATCTTCAAGATATTATTTATAGTGCTTCTTTGGAATCAGGTTCTCCTTTTTCTGCCAGTGTTGGAAATAATGCGATAACCATACAGCGTGTTTATTATAGAACACCACAAAGTACTTGGAACTTTTTTGGTGGCTATGCTATTGGCGCAGTGGGTAATTTGTCTACCTACGGGATGTATGCTGATGATAGTCAATTCCAGCTAGTTCCAGCGTGGCAGAATGTCCTTCAGGCATATGCTTTTGAGGAAGACCTTAACGTTAGAGCATCGCACTATTCTTTTAAGATTAATAATAATAAACTAAGAATATATCCTACTCCTAGCGGTATTCGACCAAAGAAGTTTTGGGTAGACTTCCGGGTCGCTGAAGATGCTTTCCAGGAAGACCCAACAAGAAAGTATGGTGCTGACGGTGTGAACAACATGAACACATTGCCATTCCCAAATGTGCCATATAAGCATATCAACAGCATTGGTAAGCAGTGGATTCGCCGCTTTGCCTTATCATTGGCAAAAGAAACACTAGGTCAGGTACGCTCCAAACTTGCTTCCATACCAATCCCAGGGAATGAAGTCACTCTTAATGGTCCTGCTCTAGTCTCTGAGGCAAAGGAAGAGCAAAATGCTTTAAGAGAGGAACTTAAGACTGTCCTAGATGAGATGGCTTATGGTGCCCTTGCTGAAGGAGACGCTCAGCTAATGAATAACCTCCAAGAAGTCGTTGGGAAAATCCCAATGGGAATTTACGTAGGTTAAATAGATGGCTCAAAACAGATGGACACAACCAGCAACTCCTCCACCACCACTATTCGTTGGTAAAGCGGAAAGAGACTTTGTAAAGCAAATCAACGACGAAGTCATTGAACACGTTGTTGGTCAACAGGTTCTCTACTTTCCGCTTGATATAAAAACCACAAACTATAACGATCTTTACGGGGAAGCAATAGAAAAAACATTCCTCCCACCAATCCGTGTATATTCTTTAATAAACTATGAAGGATCAACAAGAACACAGGATGAATATGGATTTGATAGTCTTTTTAATATTACCGTCAATTTCCACAAGAGAAGACTCGTAGAAGATCAAGACTTGTTTGTTCGCCCTGGAGACTTTATTCAATACGATGCACAGTATTTTGAGATTGTAGATGTATTTGAAGACTCCAGGTATCTCTTTGGACAAGATGCAGACTTTGCTGACGGACAGGCTTTGGGCGTCCAAGCCACTTGCCGACAAGCACGCAAAGGTCTGTTCAATCCAGGGAAAAGATTATAGGAAATTACACTATGCCTAAAAGAACAGAGTTAAACCAAGATTTAGACGCAAGATATGGTTTCCGACCCTCTACCATAGAGGACATTGATAGAGCCCTTTATAACTTTGTAAATGACGATCTAAATATCTTTTGCAACACAAATGAAGGCTTCCGCAAAGTGCCCGTTCTCTTTGCTTCCCCAGAGCGTGCTTTTTCAATCAAGGACGACCCTGAACTACGCAAGAACGGTAGAACACTAGAATACCCACTTATCTCTATTGTTCGTGGCCAAATGCTCAACAATCCTTCTAACAAGGGCAAGTATGGTGTCTATATTCCGCCATACTTCGGCTTTTATAAGCGGGGTGGCTCAATCCCAATCGCTCGGCAGGTCAACCAAGAGAAGTCAAGAGATCGTGCGAATGCAACGGCACAAAGAAAATATAATCAAAGCACATTCCCTTTTGATAATGAAAAGGTAGTGTATGATACATTATACGTTCCAATGCCAACTTACGTAGAGATAACCTACGAGATTAAGATGGCTACAGAGTTTCAACAGCAAATGAATGAAATCATTGCTGCGATGATGGGAAGATTCTCAACTCCAGTGGCCTTTAAGATTGAACACGAGGGGAATGTCTATGAGGCTTTTGGCGACGAAACATTCTCAAATGAGAGCAATAATTCAGGACTAAACACAGACGAAAGAATGTTTAAGTCCACAACCACAATCACAGTGTTGGGATATATCTTGGGATCAGATAAGAACGAGGACGTTCCTGCTGTAATCCGCCGTGAATCTGCTGCTGAAGTTACAATTGGCAGAGAAAGAACAGTAGTCGGCGACGAGCCTGAGTTCCATGCGGGCAGAAAAGATAAATACAGATCATAACAACCTGGCGTTTGGAAAGCTGCCCTACTATTTATTATTGGTATTTAGTGTAAATTCTTGAATACCGTACTATACGCATAAGACCGAGGAGAATACATTTCGATGGCTGACAACTCTTCTAAAAAGTTTAAGTTCATTTCACCTGGAGTGTTCATTGACGAAATAGATCAATCACAGCTTCCAGCTACACCAACTGAAGTAGGACCAGTAGTTATTGGTCGTTCCCGCAAGGGACCTGCTGACAAGCCAGTTCGAGTAGAATCATACTCTGATTTTGTTCAGACTTTCGGCAACCCAGTTGCAGGTAATGAAGGCGGCGACGCCTGGCGTGAGGGCAACAATACCGCTCCAACCTATGCTGCATTTGCTGCTAAGGCTTGGCTGAGAAATAACTCTCCTCTTACATTCGTTAGAACCCTGGGAGACCAGGACACAAACGCTACAAACGCTGGCAAGGCAGGCTGGTCAGTACCTAAAGTTAATACGGACAACAATGGCGGTGTTTTTGCTTTGGTGGTCTGGCCATCGTCCTCTTTGAGTGCTGATTTGGCTACTACAGTTTCTGGAGCCGTCGCAGCACAATTCTATAGCTCAACAGGTCGTGTCCTTCTTTCAGGCGCAGCTTCGACTGTCCCTGGAAAGCTTGGTTCAACTCTTTATGAGGTTTCTACCGAGAACGATTTTAAGCTTGTTTTCACAACACCCACTGGGAGCTATGAAAATGAAGTAACCGTGAGCTTGAACCCTGATTCAGAAAACTTTATCAGAAAAGTTCTTAATACAAATGCATCCATCACTAATGCGAACATTACCACGCAATCAACTCGTGATTTCTATCAGAGCGGATCTTATTGGCTCGGCGAGTCTTATGAATACTCTTTGGAGACTAAGGGAGATAACTCTATTGGTCTACTATCTTCTAAGCCAACAAAATTCCATGCCGCAATGTTCCCAATGGCTGCTTCTTCAGGGAGTGCCCAGCAGAACAACTGGAAAGGTGCTTCAAAGAAGGCAACTACAGGATGGTTCCTTTCTCAGGATCTCAGCACAAATACAGGAGCTTATGCTGCCAGGGCTCAGCAAAAGCTTTTCCGCCTTGAGGCTATATCTGCTGGTGAGTGGGCACAGAGAGAAATAAAGATTTCTATTTCTAACATTAAGGCTCCATCTGGAGACTATCAAGATTATGGATCATTCTCAGTATTGATCAGAAGCATTTCAGATACTGATGCTCGCCCACAAATTATTGAGCGCTTTGATGAGTTGAACCTCAATCCAGCGTCTGAAAATTATATTGCCAAGAGAATTGGTGATAAGTACCAAGTCTATAGTCAAACAGACAAAAGAAATGTAGAGTATGGCGAGTTTGATAATCAGTCTAACTTTGTTCGTGTTGTTATGAACGAAGACGTTGCTGCTGGTTCAGGCGAAACTCGATGGCTACCTTTCGGAGTCTTCGGACCACTAAAATACAGAGATGTAAACGTTGTCAGTGGTTCTGCTGGCTTTAGCTCTTTGGCTACAGGAAGAGTTCCTCTTTCGGCTTCTCAGAGATCAGTTTTCACAATGATAAATGGTGCAAACACTGGATCTTATGGTACTGCTGGGAACTTGTATGGTACTGACATTCTAAGTCTAGATGGTGCTCAGTCAGGCAATGGAAGCAAATTCTCAGGTTCTATTCAGTTCCCAAGTGTTCCTCTTCGTGGAGGCAGCACCTGGGGCTCTCCTCGCAGCTTGCGAAACACCTACTGGGGAGCTTGGACAGGAAGAAGTGCTACTGATACCTTCTTTGCTCAGCAAACACTTGATTGCTTGAGACCAAGAAGTTTTGACTTGAGTGGCATCAATGACAATCCAGCTAGCACAGATGTCGATGTTGCGGGAGAAACAAGCACATATATACTAACTCAGCCATATGAAATTTCTTGGGCTTTCTCTTTGGACAATATCTCAGGATCTGCGGCTGATGGATATGCTTACAGCAGCACTTACCGCAGCGCTGGAAGCAGTGTTAGCGCAACAGGTGGCTCATATAAATCAGTTCTTACTGCTGGTTTGGATCGCTTTACAACTGTTCTTCATGGCGGTTTTGACGGCTATGACATTACTGAAAGAGAGCCATTTAGAAACTCTAAGTTTACTGATGCTACAAACGAGAAGAACTCCTATGAGCTATTCTCGCTACGTAAGTCAATTAACATAGTAGCAGATCCTGATGATGTGGAAATGAATGCTATCACCATCCCAGGTGTAACAGTTGCTGGTGTAACCGATTACCTTTTGGAAACTGCCGAAGATCGTGCTGATACTTTGGCAATCATCGATATTCCAAATGCTTACACACCAGACACAGAAGACACTGGCTCAGCGGAAAGCCGCAATGAAGGTAATACACCATCTGCTGCTGCCACAGCATTAGCTAACCGCAGCATTAACAACAGTTATGGTGCAACCTACTACCCATGGGTAAGGATTTTGGATAACAACACAAACCAAAGCCTATGGGCACCACCATCAGTTGCCGCACTCGGTGTTCTTTCTAACACTGATAGGCAGCAGGCACCTTGGTTTGCTCCAGCAGGCTTCACCCGTGGCGGGTTGAGCGAAGGTGCTGCTGGTGTCCCAGTTCTAGACGTATCACGCAGACTAACATCTGATGATCGTGATACGCTCTACGAAAACAACATTAACCCAATCGCTAAATTCCCAGCAGAGGGGATTGTCATCTTCGGGCAAAAGACACTACAACAAACAGCAAGTGCTCTTGATCGAATCAATGTCCGCCGCTTGATGATCTACTTGAAGCGTGAGATTTCTTTTATCGCCTCAAGACTTCTATTTGCTCCAAATGCACAAGCAACATGGGATCGCTTCTTGGGTCAGGCTGAGCCAGTCCTTCGTGATGTCAAGTCTCAGTTCGGTATTGAAGACTTCCGACTAATCTTGGATGAATCAACAACCACACCAGATCTTATTGATCGCAACATCATTTATGCTAAGTTGTATGTGAAGCCAACCCGTGCTGTAGAGTTCTTCGCAATCGACTTCATAATTACAAACAGTGGTGCATCTTTTGAGGATTAATCTGCTGAGTAACTATTTATTACGAGGAGCTAAATAAACAATGGCAAGTCTATTTTGGGGTCAAGCAAACGCAGAACCAAAACGTCAATTTCGGTTTGAGTTAAGTTTTACATCTAGAAACGGAAATCAGCCTGGCGATATTCCTGTTTGGTCTGTCAAGACAGCAACAAAGCCTGTCGCCGCTGTAAGTACAATCACTCACCAATATATTGACCATACATTCAACTTTCCAGGTCGTGTAACTTGGGAGCCAATCACAGTAACTTTGGTAGACCCAGTTAACCCAGACTTGTCATTTGCTTTCCTAGATGTTTTGGGTGCTTCTGGATATAAGTATCCTGATACTGCTGACATTTCAAAAGTTAGCTTAAGCAAGGAAGCTTTTAAGAATACCATCGGTGCTGTTGTCATCAAGCAGTTGGATGCTGATGGAAAAGAGATTGAAAGATGGGAACTTATCAACCCAATCATTACAAATATTGATTTTGGTGGTACTCTGTCTTACGACTCTGATGAGATGACAGAAGTTACAGTCCAGATCACATACGACTGGGCAGAGCTATCGAGAAGTGGAGTGTCATCTAACGTCCCAGCATCTACTCGTGGATAAATTTAAATAATCCAATAATACAAGTTATAATTTATAAAAGAAAGGTTGCATAATGAGTAGAAATGACGATAGACTAGGGCTAGACCATGTCCCTCAGGACGATGGTGCGACTGCTGCTGTAGCTTCAGCTACTGAACAGAACACAGCAACAGCCCCAGCCTTTAATTGGTCCGTCCCAACAGAATTTGTAGAACTCCCAAGCGAGGGCACATTTTACCCACCAGGGCATCCTCTTCATAATGAGAGGACTATTGAGATCCGTTTTATGACGGCAAAAGAAGAAGATATTTTAACTTCTAGATCGCTCCTCAAAGAGGGGGTAGCTCTTGATAGGATGCTACAAAACTTAATTATCGATAAAAGGGTAGATGTCAATACTCTTTTAGTTGGGGATAAGAATGCACTCCTAGTGGCTGCTCGTCGCACAGGGTATGGTCCAGAGTACGAAACAAATATTACGTGCCCAAACTGCTCTACAAATGTTGAGTATTCATTTGATATCTCTTCTCCGCCAGTCATTGACTTTAGGGGTAATGCCGACAAGCTTATGGTTACTTATAGTTCTCACGGAACGGTAAACATTACACTTCCAATGACCCGAGCACAAGTTGAGTGTCGTCTTTTGACAGGTGCTGACGAAACAAGGGTTGCTAAAGAAGCTCTTAGGAAATCAAAAAAGAAGATGGACTCAACATCCACGACAGATGCTTTCAGAGCATTTATCACTTCGGTAAACGGAGACAACAACCCCTTTACAGTAGAATCTTTTATACAAGCAATGCCAGCACGAGATGCTCGTCATCTCCGAACGATCTATGCTCAAGTAATACCAAACATTAACCTCAAACAAGAATTTGATTGCTCAAACTGCGGTCACGAAGCGGACATGGAGGTTCCGCTTGGTGTTGACTTTTTTTGGCCTAAGTGATCGGTATATAGAAGCTGTCTACGAACAGATTTTTCACCTGAAGCACTATGGCGGATGGAGTTTCTTTGAGGCATATAATCTACCCGTAAGTATTCGATTTTGGATGCTTCAAAGATTGATAAAACAAAAACAAGAAGAGGCTGATGCCATGAATGGAAAATCAGCTTCTCAGAGAGCCCAGAACACATTTAAGTACAACTCGTGATAAATGTATTTAACAACTATTTATTAGGCAGACGTATGCGAGGTTTGTCTATATGAATATCGATTTTGAAAATGAGGTTCTAGATTTGACTGCTCTCCGTGAAGAGCAGCAACTCAATGAAAATATCCTAAATGTCTTTGCTGCTTGGATTCAGTACCTTTTGTCTAAGATGTACAAGGGTCGCAGAATACCTGTTCGTGTTCGAGGGAACAGGATAGAAGTAGAGAGATTCACAGATACTCTTGTTAATGAAAAAAGATATATGGATTATATCAAGAAATATGGTCTTGATGACCCTATGACATATAAGCAAAAAGCTAAGCTCGATGTTGCTATCAAAAGATTTGAGAGGGAAGCTGGTATTAACTGGCCCATACGCAACTAAGGAGTCTTTAAGTGTCTATAGAAGATCAGATAAAGCGATTACAAGAGCAGACGGCAAAGCTTGCTAAGGCCCGAGAGGCATATATAGCCGCCCTAGGGCAAGAAGACGAGACAGTAAAGAAGTATCTAGCAACTCTTAAAAAACTAGAACTAGCGGAAGAGACACAGGCCTCTAATGTTGAAGCCCTTCGCCTTGAACTTGGTCTATTGGAGGGCACTCTCAGCAACGCCGACAAAGAGATAGTTGAAATCACTCAAAGTATGCGAGACCAGCAGGAAGAGGTCGAAAAACTTCAGAAAAGAATGGATGCGTACAAAAAAGGACTTGATGCGGTTAATCAGGGGCTCACAACTCTAAAGGCTGGAAACCTCGGCGCTCTCACCTCAACAAAGGGTTGGATAGAGTCAATAATTGATCTTACTTTTGCACTTAACCAGTCGAGGGTCGAGCTTGGCAGAACCACAGGCATGTTCAGGGATTTCCAGGACAACCTAACAGGTCTTGCAGAGAGAAATAGAGCCTTAGCAATTGGATTTGAAGAGAGCGCTCAGATTATAAACGGTCTAAGCACTCAGATGCAAAGGTTTAACGCTCTTGGGGATGGACAACAGGCAATCCTAGAAGACATCGGCGCTCGTTTTTTTCGCCTAGGGGTTGATACACAAGCCTTTGGACAGGCGCTTGATACAGTTAATTACTCTTTTGGACTAACGGGTCAAGCCGCCGCAGAAGCTGCTCGAAGCCTTGAAGGCTTGGCAACGGAGATAGGGAGACCCGTTCAGACCGTTGTTTCAGATCTTAATGAATTGGGTCCTAGTTTGGCAAGATTTGGGCAACAAGGAATAAAAGTATTTGAGAAGCTTGCAAAGCAAGCTAGGGAGTTGGGACTAACAACAAAACAGGCTTTTGACATTAGTGAATTGTTTGATACATTTGAGAGTGCTGCAAATGTTGCAGGGCGATTAAATGCTCAGTTGGGACTCCAGCTTAATTCTGTTGAGTTACTAAAGGCTAGTTCAGAGGACCGCATAGACCTTTTAAGGCAGGAGTTTAACCTACAGGGAATCCAGTTTGAAAGTCTTGGTCGCCGTCAGCGCCAAATGATCGCTGATATCTTGGGACAAGATGAGCAGACAGCAGCAAGACTTCTGGGAGGAAAGGTAGACATTGCAGCTTTTCAAAAGGAACAAAGAGAAAAAACAATAACAGACATGGTCTCTGTGCAAGAGAGAATGGCAAAACTGTTAGAACAAATATTGACTCAGTTTTCTAAACATGTTGTCCCCGTGTTAGAGAGAATATTACATTTTATAAATAGACACTTTGACAAATTCGTTGAATGGGCACCTCTTGTATTAGGGGCATTAGTGGCACTAAAAACTGCTAGTCTTCTTAAAAGTTCAGGCGTAGGAGGGGTGCTAACTGGTGTGGCTGGAGCTACGGGAGTCGCTGGGCTAGCAACGGCAGGTCGAGCGGCACTCACTGCTTTGCCTGGTCCTGCAAAGGCTGCCATTGGAGCCGGCATTATCGCCTCCGGCGCAAGCGGCGCTATGCTTATGGATGAAAACTCAAGCATGGCTAGGCAAATTGTTGGTCTTGGTGCTAATGTAATAGGTGGTCTTGCCACTGCTGCTGGACTTACGGCTGCTACGGGTGGCGTCGGCGTCCTCGGCGCTTTTGGTGCTGGTGTCGCCGGCGGCGCAGCATCTGAATTTGCGGCTTTGAAAGCTTATGATGCTATTTTTGGAAAACCATCTGCTCCGCCAACAACAAATGCTGCAATGAATAGCGCCGCCAGACGAAGCAGAAGAGCTAATATGGATCAAACAACCAATGTGACAGTCAATCTGACATCTAAGCTTGATGGTAAGGTTTTAGACCAAAGAACAATAAATACACTTGATACTCACCTGGACTTGACAAGTAGAAACTAAGGGAACAACACAATGGGACTATCAAATTATAAAATGAAGTTGCAAATAGTACATGTTCCAACCAATTATGCGGTAGAATTCCCAGCATTTCTAGAGATGTTCAGTGATGCATATACTCAGCAGTGGAACTCTGAAGATGTTTATGGTCGCATGGACCCAATAGCTACCTTCGTCAATACCCGAAGAGCGCTTTCTATTGCCTGGAACGTCCCCGCAAGCTCTTTTTTTGAGGCTCAAAAAAACTTGAAAAAAGTTAATAATTTGATGAGTTTCATGTACCCTTTATATACAGTAGATTCTATTGGGGGAGCCACTGCGATTAATCAAGCTCCTCTTTTGAGGATAAAGTTTGGAAATCTAATCAGAAACCCTCAAACAGGTGAAGGTCTGCTTGGTTATGTTAATGGTTTTACATTTGATCCAGAGTTAGAGTTTGGGATGTTTTATAAGGACAACCCAGGAACGACCAGTACGGCTATAAGACCTGATGTAGAATATTATCCAAAAACTTTTAGACTTAATACTGAGCTTAACGTTCTTCATGAACACTCACTTGGGTATCAAAAGTCTGCTGATGGTACAACTTTTACTTATAGAGAGGTTGGTGTAGACAATTCAAGTTTCCCATATGGATCAGGGCTCACTCCTTCTAGGCAAGTTATCAAAAGAGACGGACAAGTTGGGAATGCCTCAACTCCCGCCGGAAGCCGTGATCGCCAATTGCCTTCAACGGCTCAGCGACTTAGTGAGCAAGGAAGTACAGATCTAAGTGAGTTAGTCCAACCGGGAACATCCGCTGCAACACCGCCAAGACCAGTGTCTCCTGAGCTTCGAAATCCAGACGGCGTGGCTAACAGCGTTTCGGCTTATGTTGGCAGTAGAGACCGTGAACTACCATCTGCACTTGATCGATTAAACTCTTCGCCACCCGAGCCAAGTATCCGTAATTTTTCTGCTAAAGACCGTCGTTTGCCATCTGCTCTTGACCGCCTGCGGGGAGAATAAAAAATGACATATTCAAGATATACTAAAAGAAGAATTTTTACGAATAAAGATAAGAACTATAAAAACGTATTTTTTAAAGACAGAGATATACAACAAATGGTTCAGTATGATACGGTTCGCATTGCATTCCCGACCCCGAGTGAAATTGCTTCTCTCAATAATGCGACAATAGTTTGGACCTCGACAGACAAACTCTATAATCTTTCTACAAAATATTATGGCTCACCAAAATATTGGTGGGTAATTGCTTGGTATAATAAAAAGGCTTCTGAAGCAGAGTTTTCAGTAGGAGAGACTATTTTCATACCATTGCCGCTAGAGGATGTGTTAGGATACATTGGGTAATGACTTATTACGGTAATAATAACATTCGAAGAGTTGCAGAGCGCCTTAGGAGAGAGCGTGAAGCCCGAGATGAAGACCGAGATACTAGATTTGAGAACTATAGGGCTTTTGCAGAACAAGAGCCATCTGCTCCAGTGCAAGCAAGTGATTTATCTGGTGAATATTTTACTCGCCAAAGTCAAGTTCTTAGTGCTGGTGAAAGTGGGCCCGTTCGTTCTATAGAGCAGGTCCAAAAAGAACAAGACCAGCGCCGCCGTAAGGTATATGAGCAAATATCCAAGGAGCAGCAAAAGTATATAGACGATGTCCAGATGGCACTTTTTGATAGAATAAGGCAAATTCAGCAAAAGTTTGAAAAAACCGATGCAGAAGAGGAGTCTGAAGAGCAAATTCACCGCCTTAAGGATATAAACCTCCAGAAAGGGTCTTACATAAACCTCTTGTCGAACAAGGGTCCCATAAAAGAGGGTAAGGCTTTATATAGCTCTTTCGTCCATGCAACCCCTCAGCAGTTAGCAATGTTGGTTCCTCTTTTGAGGTTTTTTATGGTGGACAAGGACGGCAATGAGAGAGAAATATATTTCAGTGACTATACTACAGGTGAATATGCCGCTAGGATAGCTAACTTAAGATCCGATGGCGACATAAATACCTTATTAGAACCTAGAGAACAGAGGGGTTCCGACGCAGGTATTAGATCTTTTACTTGGAATTATTACAATAAGCATGAGGGTGATTTCATCATCGAGGCTGAGCTTGAATTATATTTTGGAACCCTAGCAGAGTTAGCAAACATAAATTATTTACAATTCTTATTCCCGACAGGGAGTTCTGTAGCCTTAGCGGAAGAAATAGACAAAGCATCTTCGGCAATTAAAAAGGGTGAATCTTCTAGAAATAAGGGTTCGAACCCGAGGCTAGACAAAATCCTCAAACTTTCTGAAACCATCGAGACATATAAAAAAGAGATAAGTAAAAAAGCCTCCGATCAAGTTAAGATAAAAAAACTAAGAGAAAAGACCACTATAGCTGCTCGAAAAAAAGAATTTAGACAATTAAAGGTGGTCGTGGGTTGGTCTGTTCCAGGTGGAAACCAGGATCAACTTGCCAGACTGTTTAAAAGCAATGCTGAATATGCAGCGTTCATAGAAAGCTTAAATGCGACTAACAAGGCCATATTCTTAAACTTGGCAGATTATAACGTAGAGTTCCAACAAGAGGGTCCTACAACCCTATCCTTGAAATACCTAGGTTCTAGCGACAATTATCTTGCCACTGCAAGTTCAGATGTTTTTGGTTCAAATAATTTAGAAGATGATGAAAATGAATTTTTGTACAGAGAGACAGAAGTTGCAATTGATGGCTTTATACAAATAGAAGGCAATATACTAGACATTAGAAACTCTACTAAAGAAAGCCTCTCTAAGCAAGAGGGCGAAGCTCGAACAGTTGATCAGAGTGTATCTAAGGAGCCATATTTACAGTCAATTATAAAGACTCAGGGCGGCACAATAACAAACTCCCTTGGGCAAGAAACTATCGCTGTAACATTGGCAGGACTCAGGGCAGCACAGGAACTTCAATCTTTGGAGTTGCAATTGCTACAACTACAGCAAGTAGATGAAGAATCTTCAGAGTTTACACTTGTGCGCCTCCGAGGACAGTTGCTTACACTTTTGTATGAAAGGGCAGAAACTATTAGACTTAGGGATATATATTCAAGATTCTTAGATAATTTGATAAGATCAGAGTATGTACATAAGGCAGTTATCAGCAAAGATGAGGTTGGAAAGCTAAAAGTTAAGTTTGACCCTGTGAAAGAACTTCTTAAAAGAGACTCGCAAAGAATCAAGAACAAGATCTTGAAACCAGTGGGATCTGAAGAGGCAAGCAACGTTGACCCACAGAAGGACACCGTGGTATATTATATGCGCTTAGGAGATATCCTAAAGAATGCAATGAGAACATCTGGACTAAGAGAAGACATAAGCTTGATACTAGGAAACACAAGTAGGCTGGAGCAAAATCACTCAATATATGATATCCCGATAACGGTTGATAACTTTGGGCAATTTTTCTACAATCGTATTGTGTCGAGAAGAATAAAGTCCTTCCCATTTAGGTATTTTATGAATGACATGTTAAAGGCCACTGCTCGCATTGTAAATCAAGATCCAAAGATTTATGATAGGATTGCTTTTGATTATACAGTTGTGAGTGGTGATCGTTTTAGTACCCGTGATCTAGGATTCTTGCTCGACAAGGGGGATTTGGAGAAAATAGGAAAATCTCAAGAAAATCCCCTTGCGAATGCAGGGCTAAAATTTCAACATTTTTATCCAATCTTTGAGACCAACACCTCCCATAAAGGACGAGTTGGTGATAGGGAAAAAGACGAAGCTGAGGGAATATACCACTATGTTATAGGATCTGATCGTGGCTTGGCTAAGACTTATAATTTCTCACGACAAGATACACGCTATTTCCAGGAAATGTTGATAGAGTCAAACAATCTCGACGATAAAATTCAAGCCTTATTTCTCCCGCAGAACGTAACGCTAACTTTATATGGAAATACGCTGCATAAAAACGGTGATTTGATATTTATTGATAGCCGACCATCGCTTGGCAGTTTCGCTGGACCAGTTCTTGGAATAGGTGGTTATTATAGAGTTATCAGATCTACTCACCAAATATCTAATCGTGGTTACGAAACAAACCTTGATTGTGTTTTCGAACTAAGAGTAACACCAGACAAAACAAGACGAAGGGGGTAGGTAAATGTCTCGCCAGCAAAAGATAGACCCCTCAACAAATCCTTCTTTGTATTCGTATGGGTCTAACTCTCTTAATTCGAAGAGGGTGTTTCAAGAAAGGGAAAGATATGATAATTATGTTTTTCCTGATTTCATGGCTAATAACTTCATAAAGACTTGGACTACAGATAGGTTCTACGGAACTATAAATCATAAAGGATACTCTGTTCTTCCAAACACAAGGCGATTAAAATCATTACCCTTTGTAGAGGAAGAGTCGGAGTCTTTATATGCAATAGATTTTGTAGTTGATGCTTGGTATGATTTTGCTCTTAAGTTAAAAGAACTAGCAGATAATAATATCATCTATCGTGATAGCCCATGGGCAAAGCCCTTTGCGGTCAAGGCATGGACACCAATATCAGCGTTTTATGATGATTATATGAGGGCAACGGTATATCCTGCGTTTTTCACAGACTTTATGAGTTCTAATGGGAATGACGAAAGATTAAGAAATATTGATAACTTTATCGATTTAATAGGAGAGTTTGTAGAAGATTCTCTTCTTAAGGCTGGTCCCGTTACATTAAGTGGCATAGTGGAGAGCCAAAAGACCCCACTGTACGCATCTGGGCTTGTGATAGAGCTTTCTTCAGATGATTATGACGATGATTTCAATAAGGCGTATAAGTTTGGTGATGCTAATTTTGCCCTCGTCGCAAACATAGCTTCACAGTATGGTTTTTCCATAGATAAGAATATTCCATGGAGACTTGTGGCTGACCTGAGAAACCCAGCGATGTTGGAATATATGTTGGGGGTACCTATCGAGGGATTCAATGTTAGGGACAATGTGAGCTATGTGTGTGAGCCATTTGTTGGAGATGTGGAACTTCCCCCAAGAGCGTATGGCTTTTCCCAGATACCAGGACTTGAGGACGTTGTGAGGCATGTGTCTTTCTTTAAATATCTTGATGCTAACGATGAGATAAGAAATGAGCCTGGGTATAAAAGATACAAGACCTCCGCCGGCGGCGGATGGGAGCCTATATTTAACACCCAGGACCAAAGAAGTGCATTTGTGGCAATGTTTGAGCGGGATTACTCCGAAACATGGTCTTCAGATATGCAAATCTTTGAACAATATTTGTTAGATTTTTATAATTTTTATATTTCTCAAAAGCCAACTATTTTGGTACAAAAGCTTGGATCTTTTACAGATGATTGTCCTCCCTATAGCAGGACCGTGCAGAGAAGTCAAATTACAAAAGAAGAATTTAATCAGCTATACAGCTATCGATGGAAATTGAAGACCTTCTATGTCATTAGGTTATTGGAGAGGCAATACCAGATCCCAATTCAAAGAAGAAAGTACGAAATTCAGCAGGCCATGGATGTTTATAACATAAAATCCCGAAATAATCCTGAGGCAGCTTACTTGTTGGCACTTCAAGTTATTCAAGATGATTTTTTAGGACCAGCCGATACTGATCCATTAACGATAGACTTTGTTGGTGATATATTAAACTCCTAGTGAGGCTAAGTTGTTATTCCAAACTCTTGATGATAAAACCGAGTGCGTCGGCATTTACGCTGATAATCAGCTAATCTTCGACCCTGAAGGCTTCCCACCAGAACTCACCCAAACTTGGAAATACGCTCCTTACCTGCGAGACCTCGATATTGAGTATATTTCGCTGTATCTTGAGGGCGGCAAGATTGGGGACGCAATCCCAGAATACCTAAAGGACGACTGGGAAGACGTATCCAAGAAGATTATGGCTTTCAGGCGCTCTTTGAGCATTTCCCAAGTGGATACCTACGAGAACTGCTTTTTTGACTTAGTGCCCGAAAGGTTCCTAGTTGAATTTTGCGAGGTAAAAAATAAAATAACTGAATACGTCGCCAAGAACGTACAAAAGCCCGAAAGGTATGAGTTCTACAAGCACGTATCTATGATGCTAGAAGATATAAGCAACCAGAAGGTCAGCATAGACGTCCAGCGAGTATCGGCTTACCTACAGAGCCCAAAACTAAAGAACCATGCCAAGAACATCTTGTCAGCGGCTCCATATGTTCGCTATAATCAGTTTGGCACGAAAACAGGCAGGCTCACAACCAAAAAGGGAAGCTTCCCAATCCTAACGATGAGCAAAGAGTTCCGTTCAGCGGTTAAACCACAGAATGACTGCTTTGTAGAACTAGATTTCAACGGAGCAGAAGTTCGCACTTTGCTCGGTCTTCTCGGCAAGGAGCAGCCAGAGGGCGATGTACACGATTTCCACCTTCAGGAAATCTTTACAAAAATCAACACCCGTGATCAAGCCAAGGTTGCCTTTTTCGCTTGGTTGTACGGCTCAAAAACAGCCGCTGACCAGCAAGAAATGACCAAACTAGCGGAGTTCTACGAAAAGGACCGACTACTCAAAGAATATTGGGACGGAGCAACAGTTAGAACGCCGTTTAAAAAGCAAATACCCGATACAAGCGAACACCACGCCCTGAACTACTTGGTCCAATCAACCGCCGCAGAACTCACTCTAAAGCAGGCTCTAAAGATAGAGTATCTTCTACGGAAACAATCACAAGGCTCACACATCGCTTTCCTAATCCACGATGCTATTGTGATTGATATGAAAAACGAGGATGCGAACCTACTTAAATCAATGGTTGCACTTATGGGCTCTACGAATTTCGGCAAATTCAGGGTAAACATAAAAAGAGGTAAAACTCTCGGTTCTATGAAGGATATACGACTTGGATAAAGTTATTGGTCTAGGGAAACTTGGCTGTGCTATCGCAGAGGAACTAACAGCCTACCCAGAATACAGAATTTACAAAATTGACGGCGATATTGACGAGCGTGGAAGTTTGTCTATCGGCGAACATGGTGATATGGCCTCTTTTGAGGCAAATGTTGATACTGATGAGGTAGGCGTCTATCTTCGATCGATTAAGAAAGGGGACGAAGTACTTTTAGTTGTTGAGGGCGGAGATCCTATTTCTGGAGCCACCTTAAAGGTTCTGGAAACAGTAAAAGATACAAAATTAAACGTTCTTTATATTTGCCCCGACAGGCAAATGATTTCAGAGGTGCAAAAACGGGACGATAGAATAGCATTTAATGTACTGCAAGAATATGCTCGCTCAGGGAAGTTTGAAAATATCTTTTTGGTAGACAAGCTCAAGGTAGAGGAACTGGCAGGTCACGTCCCAATTAATGAATATGAAAAAACCATTTCATATTTTATTTCTTATGTTGTGGCAATGATAAACTTCTTTAAACATACAAAGCCAGTTTTGGCTAATCCAATCAGTCCGCCCGATATTGCTCGTGTTGTGGCTTATGGCGTATCTTCTCTAGAAGAAGAGAATAAAGACATCAATCTTTTGTTCCCGTTGGAAGAGGTTAAGGACATTCACTTTTTCTACGGAGTTCCACAACAGGAACTCGCCGAAGACACCACTCTCGTCAAGCGTATTAAAGAGCACGTCAAAAGTTATAAGACCGAAGACGTCTCCACCAGTTTTTCAGTCTATGAAACAACTCTAGAGGCTATGATAGTGTTATGCGTCGCATATTCCTCCAAAATTCAGGACTTTGCGGGCAAGTAAAAACAACTTCTTAAACACTATATATTAGACCATAGAAACTAGAGGAATTGCCCCTAAATGACGAACAGACGTGGAGTTTTGCTAGCATCGTTTATTATAACAGACGACGAGCAAAAGATACAAGAAGAAGTTGAGTTCATAGTCAATAATATTGAGATTACCAACAATCTCATTTTCTTGCTACAGGACACCGAAAACCCTGAAAAGAAGATTATCACCTACAACGCTGTTGTAGAGAAGGGTAAGCCCTTTAACCCACGTCTTTTCACAATGCGTATGCATCGCAAGAAGCAGACCAACACCCTCTACACAATCAACGCCCTCAATGCTGCTGTGGCCTCCCAGCACGAAGGGAAAACAGGAAAAGACCTAAAACTAGACTGGACACAATACGAGAACTCCATTCTACTGACTGCTGGAAAGGAACTAAAAGTCCATCCAGTAGAGGTCAACAAGATCTTCAAAATTGAAGACGAACCAGTAGAGGAATAAGTGCTTACTAAGTATTTTGACCTTGTGGTAGCGATTTTATACGCTCCTGTGTATTTTTCCCTTGTTTTGTTAGACAAAACCAAAAAATAATATATACTTATGTTAGATAGCAAGTGGCTGTGCGGTGCTTGCAATCTTGACTGCCTTCGGGGGTCACAAACAACCTTGCTTATTATAGGAGGAAATAACATGAGCAATTTAGCACGATATAATACACCTAGTCTTCTCGGACGCAGCATCTTTGATGAACTGTTCGGAGACTTCCAATCATTAGCGAGAAAGTCAACCCAGGGTTATCCTGTTGCCGATATCTTTTCGAACGAAGATGGTAGCACAACTCTTGAGTTTGCCCTCGCAGGTTTTAACAAAGAAGATCTCAGTATTGAGATCGAACCAGAAAAAAACAGTCTTACTGTGCGTGCGGAGGCAAGTGGTGACGGAGACAGCAATAGACGTATTGCTCGCCGTAGCTTCCAAAAGACATTTGTGAACTATGACAGCAATCTAGATCTTCTGGCTAGCACTGCTGAGTTCCATAACGGGTTGCTGAGCGTCACCGTTCCACGCAAAGCAACCTCTCAACCCGTGATTATCGACATCGCATAATCAGTGTTGAATACGCACAGCCAGAAGGGGGGCTCTAAGCCCCTCTTTTTTTTATGGAAACAAAAAAACATCAATAAAAAGCTTTACACGTTCTAGGCGTGTGATACTATATGTTCAAGGTCAACTAACCAGTAAAGGAGAAAAACATGGGTATTGACTTAAACAAAATGCGGCAGAAGCACGCTGCCTTGACTAACAAGGGTGGCGGCGACGCCAACGACTTCTTCTGGAAGCCAGATGAGGGGACACACCAGATCCGACTTGTCTGTCCAGAGAGCGGCGATCCCTTCTTTGAGGCCTATTACCACTATTCAATGGGCGCTGAAGGTCGCACAACTGTTCTGAGCCCACGTACTTTTGGGGACGAAGACCCAATTGCAGAGTACGGCACTCGGCTGTGGAATGAGGGCACCGACGCATCAAAGGAAGCAGCCAAGCGCTTCTGGCCTAAGATGCGAGTTTTTGCTCCCGTCGTCGTCCGTGGCGAAGAGGACAAGGGTGTTCGCTGGTGGGGCTTTTCCCGCACCACCTACCAGGCACTACTCGACGTAGTGCTTGACCCAGAATACGGTGATATCACCGACACAGAGAAGGGCACTGACCTTCGCATTGATTACGGAAAGAAGCAGGGTCAGTCATTCCCAACAACTGATGTCCGCCCAATGCGGCGCACCAGCGTACTAGCTGAAAACGATGAGCAGGTAAATACTCTCTTGCAATCGCTTCCCGAGGCAGATACTGTCTTTGAGAAGACAACTTACGAGCAGTGCGAAAAGGTTCTCGCCGAAACACTTGGTGAGCCAGCAGACACTGGCAGCAGCAACGAGACAACTCGTTATAATAATGCTGCCACAACCACCAATACCACCACGACCAACAACGGTCTTGAGGGCGTGAGTGATATTGAGTCAGCATTTGACGATCTACTGGCGTAGTTGACCGCCCCCGCAGGGAGGCACGGGGTACAGGTGCCTCTCCACTTTTGGAGATAAAATGGCTAAAGATAAAAACACCCTTGCTAGCTCACTTCGCAATGAGCTAAACAAGGCAGCAAAAGAAAACATTGCGTTTGACTTACACGGTGATAACCCAACTGATGTGAAGACTTGGATTTCCACAGGTTCAACATTGCTTGATTATGTTATCTCTAACCGTCGAGACGGCGGTATTCCCGTAGGCAAGCTCACGACTATTGCAGGTGAATCAGCCAGTGGTAAAAGTCTTTTGGTCACTCAGATTCTAGCCAACACACAAAAGATGGGCGGTCTAGCAGTTTATATCGACACAGAGAACGCTGCTTCGCCAGACTTCATGGCTCAGTTAGGGCTGGACACCAAGAACAACTTCATCTATGTCCAGCCAGGAACTATTGAAGAGGTGTTTGAGAATATCGAACGCCTTATCGGCTTGATCCGTGAAAAGGCACCAGACAAGCTTGTTTGTATTGTTTGGGACAGCGTTGCTGGTACTCCAGTCAAGGCTGAGGTTGAGGGCGACTATGACCCCAACAGCCGCATCGGTCTTACCGCCAAAGCCCTAGCCAAGGGAATGAGAAAAGTAACAGAAACCCTAGGCAAAGAGCAGATTGCTATGGTCTTCACTAATCAGTTGAAAACCAACATCGGCGTCATGTTCGGCGACAACCGAGTTGAGCCAGGTGGCAAAGCACTACCGTATCACGCCTCCAGCCGCATCTGGCTCACTCAGCACAAGGGCAAAGCCAACGGTCAGATCCTTAATGCTAAGAAGCAGGTTATCGGCTTCCATACCAGTGCTAAGACAATGAAGTCTCGTTTTGGACCATCGCCACGAACTTGTGAGTTTGATGTGTTGTTCGATCTTGAGAACGACCGAGTTGGAGTTGATGATGAAGGATCTTGGCTTAGTGCTATCGCTAATACCCCTGGCTGTGTTCGCAGCGGCGCTTGGTATACTATCAACGTTGACGGCGAAGATAAGAAGTTCCAGGCTAAAGAGTTTTTGAACCTACTGGAAGATAAGAAATTCCGTGCAAGAGTTCTTGACATTCTAGAAGATGAGTATAGAATAGGGAAGAAATAGGGAATGAAATGGAACACGACCCGACAAACGAGATCCGCAACAAGTTTCTCAAGCTGGCTCTCCGCCGCATCGACGGAGAAGAATACAGCGACCACATTCAGCATCGCCACGCTGCTGTTATTGTAAAAGCGGGTCGAGTACTTTCAATCGGCAGAAACCGAAACAAGACGCATCCTAACTCAGTTGGAGTTGATGAAGACGGCGAAGTTTTCACCAAAACTATCCATGCTGAGATGGATGCGATCTTGCGGGTAAAAAATAAATCACACTTAAAAGGTGCGACCATATATGTTGCTCGCAAGGGAAGAAACGAAAAAGCGGGGATGTCGTGTCCCTGTAAAATGTGCCAGAAACTGATTAGCAAGCACGGACTGAAAAAAGCAGTCTTTACAACTGAATACGGCACAGGCACACTAGAGTTTGACGGAGAAGAGAAATGAAACGACTGCTTATCATCGACGGAATGAACCTGTTTATCAGGAACTACGTGATGTCCCCACAACTAGATGCGAACGGCAAGCCAATTGGCGGCTTGACTGGTTTTATGAGGTCCCTTCAAAAAGAGGTTCGCCGAGCAAAGCCTGACCGAGTTGTAATCTGCTGGGAAGGTCCTGGCGGCTCCCAGAAACGGCGG